TCTCCTAAAGCTGATGCAGATTCGGTAATAAAAACATTATTTCCAACCAAAGAAACTTCTTTATCAGTGCCAGCATCGTCGGTCACGTGAAGGAGACCTGTGCCTGTATTTTTATTCCATAGCTGAATTGAACCGGCTACGTCGGCTGTTGCGGCAGCAGCTTCAGGGATATACACGTTACCGCCTGATACAACAGCTTTACCGCTTGCTTTAGTGTATGAAATAACGCGCCAATCAGCAGCGGCGTATTCATATAACAATGCTATGTCACCAGCAGCCGTTGTTATGTTTGCCGCTCCGGGCAAGATTAAATTTGTAGCGTCATGTGTAAAAACTAACGCGCCATCAAAATGCAACGCTATGATTGATCCTATACCTCTGGTAACTAAACTGGTGATTGCGTTAGTGCCAGTTACGTCAAAGAAATTACCATCGATATCAACTGCTAGAGCGCCTCCGCCCGGTGAAGCAATATCAGCGCCTTTTGTTAATTCTAACTGTCCATTAACTTTTAATTCTGAACCAGCTAATACGTCAAATTTATTTGCCGTAATTACAAAATCATCTGCACCGGCAACTTTAATATCTATTTGATCATCTGTAGAAGCGTGAATACTTGTATCACCATCAACATCTAAGATTATTTCGTTACCATTGTGATCGATAGCGCCAGTTATTACTGTTTGTCCGTCTTTGTCAATGCTGTCAGTTAGCGCGGTAGCAATATCTGTGTTGGTGGCATTATGTGTTGTTGCGCTTATCGTTGTTCCGCTCGTAACGGGATTACCCGACGGCAGCGCATACGTTCCTGATCCGTTGCGTGGCATAATTATTTACCTTTTTTATTTATGTTAATTTATACTGAGCCAAGACCTTTTCGGCCTGCATAAGCAGTCGCACCAGCGCCAGCCAATTGGCCAATACCGCTAAATAGATCGCCTCGTTGAGCGACCTGTTGCCCGTAAATATTTTGGTCTGCGGCTGCACCGCCAAGGGTTGCATCAAAAATAGGAGCAGACTGAACATTAGCGCCAGAAAAACCTTGATAGTTATAAGGCGTCACTTGATTGCCTGTTCTGAGCGCATTAACTTCATTTAGAGGAACGTTTCTCGCAAATGATTGCTCTGCTAAGAATCGATCCCTATCGGCTGCTTCACCTTGCATCTGAGCGGTATTGTCCGCTCTACGTTCATTTCCAGCTTGGACAAGCGAGGCTAATGCAAAATCATTTTCAGCTTGGTTGAAATCTCTGGTTGTCGTATTATATGCGTCACCACCCCTAGAATGTCCTTGAATTAATAAGTTATCTAAAGCTCTCTGTCGTCGTTCATCCATTTGAGGTTGATATCGACTTTGCAATGATTCGGCAACTTGATTGGTGTTATCTAAATTGCCATAAGAAGTCATTTGTGGCGCTGAAGCCATATCGAAAGGCTGATCAAAAGCAGTGCCAACCCGATTTAAACCACCTTGGCTAACATCAAGCAAACCTCCTTTTATTGCTGTATTTTGATCGTAAAGATTTTGTTCGGCTGGTGATAGAAATTCAGTAATTGTTGGCTGATCACCATTATAAGTAATATTTCTTGAGCCATATGGCGTAATAACATTTGGATTGCTCATTTGATTTTGCAATCGCGCAGTTGCAATATTATTAGCGCCTTGTTCTACAGCCGCCGCCCGATAATCTGGTGGTGCTGGCGTGTCTGGCTTGGCAAAATATAATGATACAGGCCATTTTAATAAATTTATTAATTTTTTAACCATTTGCACTCTCTCTTTAACATTCCATAAATTAACATATCGTCGTCAGCCAATGCGTTTCGCATGTTGCCTTCGTATTTAAATCCTAAGTGTTCGTCAAAACGCCTAGCCTCTTTATTCTTTTTTGCAACTAATCCAGTAATTCTGTTTACGCCTAGTTGATTAAAAGGATAATCAAACATTGCAAATAAAAAATCTCTGTTTAACCATCTTTTGCCGGGTTTGCCAGCAATATGCGCCATGATTGAAGTGTTAGTGTAATGATTGTAAATAACACCAGCTATTAATTGATTATTTTTGACTAACCCAAGTGCGCTGTAATTCTCAAACGGCATGTGCTGATCTATTCCAACAGATTGTGAAACCAGTTTTGCAATATCTTCTTTAGGATGACTAATAATCATCAACCAATAATTCCGCCTCTTTCATACAAATAATCTGTAGCTTTCAATCGCAGTTCTTCTTTATTAGATGATGTCTGCATCCGTAATGCGGCTGAAGTGCCTATGCCAGAGCAATGTTGCCATTCATCCATAATATTTAACTGCCCGCCATACAAAGAATTATCCCATTTTGATGAATCCCATGTTCCATATATTGATGGTGGCGAGGTTAATGAGCTAGTAGGTGCTTCGTCTCTAAAGTCTAAAGCAATATCAGCTAAGATAGAAGGTGAGCCGTTTGTAAACAAATAAGGCTTAATCATTTTAAAACTTTTTAAAGTTCCACGATTACCAAAATAACTGAAAGCCTGCTCTAAATCAGTGTCGATATCACTGTCTTTGTCTGCAAATGTATCCCAAAATTTATTAACAAATTTGTCTCCACCAAAATAAGGTTCGCCATTAAAAATAACCCAAGCATTAGCCTCGACTCCTTCGAACAAAGTCCATGAACCTGTAATTATGTTCATTGCATATTGTATTTGGTTTTTACCCTCATCAATTGGCACGTTCAAAATAAGCATGTTTGCGTCGGAATAAAAAACCAATTCCCAACCAAAATTGTTACTATAAAGATTGGCTACATTATTAATAGCGTCTTTTATATTGTTAGTTATAGCCTTAGATTTATCTGTTGTTGCTGAGATTAAAGCGGCAGATAAAGAAAACACGCCTTCTCGTAAAACAATTAGCGCGTCACCGCGAAATTTTAACAAACATTTATCGCCGATAGGTTGACCAACATTCCACACACCAACTAAGCGCCAAGTTGCTAAAGAAGTAACATCCGTGCCTGAGAAAGATATTATTTCACCTTCTGACGTTATAGCGTACCAATAATCATCAGGACCTAAACCAGCATCCATTGTGTACGTGCCGCCTGCAATTAAATGGCCGCCTTTCTGAAACAAGCCTGCCATGTTTAATGCTTTAGCTTCGCCACCAACAGCATCAACAGGAAGATACCAAGCCGTTAACGAATCTTTTTGTATCATCCACATGCGGCGCTGATGCACCCAAGGTGAACGTAAGTCAGACGTTGTTACGCCTGTTATTGCAGGTGTTGAGCTTGCATTAATTGTTACCCAATTACTGTTATCCCAATAGCGAGGCGAATCAACGCCGTTAAAACAACATAAAAAAGAAGTTCCAGAAGTATTTGCAAAATTAATAGAAGTCCATCGTGCGTTAGTTAAACTTGATTGAACTGCTGTTCCTACTGATCCAGCGGTAGTTATATCAAAGAAGTCCGTCCCTTCTGCGCAAAACAGCGCCTCTGTGCCGTCAGGTTTGACATAAGGCATGAACGACTCTACTTGCCCTGCAAAACCAGTTACATGAGCAGTTTGGCCTTTTCTAACCATAATATCACTGGTCGTTGGCCACCAATTCTTCATAATAACAGCAAATTCAGCGCCCATATCAGCTATTGAATCGAGCGCATTTAACCCGCCAACTGGCGCTGGCACAGATGATGGGCTAGATACAGCCCTTCTTGAATTAGGCGATTGTTTTAATATTGCTGGACGTCTCAATTTGGACTCCAAGAACCTTGAGGAACAAAAATACCGGGTATGCGATCATGCTGATTAGAGTTAAGTTGCAAAGTAGCTTTACCGCCGTCACGCGCCATTGCGTTAGCAACGCGAGTTTCATAAGCATTAAAATCTTCTGCATAATCTAGCCCTTTTCGCTGTAACCATCGCCAAATAATACCAAGCGTCATTAAATCTTCATCTAATATTCCAACATCAGTATCTACAGACCATTTTGATTTTCCAGCGCCAGCAGCACTAGCACAAAAACTTTTTGAATTATATTCAAAAGCTATTGTGTCACTAGCGTTTGCCCCTGCCGGATCAAAAAACAACTTACCTTCTTGGATTCTAAACTGACGATAAGGTCCAGTTAATGGAAAGGCTTGCAACGCTTGCCAGTCTTGAGAGCCTAACGGTCCGGGAACAGGAAGTTGTGTCGTTCTGTTCCACATACTGTCGTTCACAATGGACTCAAAATCCGAAGCGCTTATAATGCCGCCTTGGATTACCCCCTGTAACTGTGCGGCCTTTTGTGTAAAAGTTACTTGTTTGATTAAACTAGACCAATTGTAACGACTAGCTAAATTTCTTCCCTCCCTGTTTGCAAGTTGTAATAATTGAACTATTTTTTTGTCATTATTTCCAACAACAGAAGTTGGCTCTGCTAATCCTAAATCTTGCGTTGCGTCTTGTATAATCGTAAGTAATGTCATAAGTTTTTAATCTTCAGATTTTGTGGCGGATGCTGCCGCCAGTTGCGCCTCAAGTTGAGCAATCTTTGTTTCCATCTTTTGTTTTTCGTCTATTACGGTATCTAATTTTATTTCTAGTGAGTTCATTTTTTCACTTGCTGCGCCGCCTTTTTTGGCAGACAACAGATATGCTGTTGCTTTTTTCTTTAAGGTTCTAGCGCCCATTCCTATTAAACCTAAACCTTCGTCGTTGGCTCGCGCTAAATCTTCTACAGTTCTAAAATTAGCATCTAAAATAGCTTTTACTTCAGCAGGACCAACTTGCGGCCATGCTTCTATAGGTGTTCCAGAAACAGGTGCTTTACGTTTCATTTTCCAATTATTATATGATGATTCACAAAATTCTAAATATTTTTCTGAAATCATTTGATGATGTCGGCGTTCTCTTAAATGCGCCAGCCATTCATCACATTCTTTAATTACTTGTGTTTTATTATCGCCCATTGGAGTAATAATAACTTTTTCTACATCCTCATAAACTTTTCGGCCTGTAGCAATACTTTCTGCCCGTTTTTCTTTTAATCCAACTTCAAAGTCTAAATAAGGTGGCGCGTCTTCCATCAGTGTAATTGGCATATTTGACATGTTGATGTCTCCATTCTAAGGGTTTGGGCTGCTTTACAGCAGTCGTTATATAAAAGTGGGGCAGAGTTTCCCCCGCCCCTTTTACTACTTACTGTGGAAAATCGCACAGAATTTGTTTTGCCGAAATATCACCAGCCGTTGCGCAAACAACGTCAGTAACATCAGCAGATACATCCAACGTACCATCAGCAGAACCCGTAGGAGTCAACGGATCACCGTCCGCCCCTGCGGTTAATGCAATAGTTAAAGTTGCAATGCCTTTTATCTGTATCCAACCAAAGGTGTTGTCCGCCATTGCTGTTTGCAATACGCCCGCACCTACCGCGTCAGAATCAGATAAATCACTAGTGACGTCACTGTTAGCATAGCCAGTTGCAGCGAGATAATAACAAACCTCACCAGCAACACCGCCTGTTGCAGCACTAGCAGCAGCATAAGTAATATACTTGTAGGTTTTAGACCCAGTTGTATATATTTCGCCAAGCGCATGTTGTGCTGTAGCGTCATTTTGAGAGACTAATGCTCCCGTTAAAATAGCCATATTAAGTCCCCCTTATGCTTTGATGATGCCTTGGAGTGAGCGATTAGAACAAACTAAATTACCCATCCAAATTATCGGAATAACTACTGCGTCTTGGTTTATAGCTCTCATTTCAGGTACTTCACTCATTTGAGCATCTCTGTGAGCAACCAATTCTAGGTAGTCAGTGTTAAGAAAATAGCCAGTTGCAGCGGGGATACCGCTACCGCCATCAAATATAACATCGGCAGTTTTGTACTTTAAGCTAACAAAACCTGCCTGTGCTTTATCTTCAGAGGCATATCGTTTAAGACTTGTTTGTGAACCTTCAAAGAAGGTGAAGTAGTCGTTAGACATCACAATTAAGTCTGTTTTATCGCTACCGCGAGACAATTCTAGCCACAATTGCAGCATGAATGGGTTCTCAAAAGTAGACGTTGAAACGGTTATTGCACTACCGCTTAATGGTGAACCAGCACTTTGAACTGTGCTTTTCCAAAAAGTATAGGTAGCTGAATTAATCCCGCCAACAGTGCCAGCACCATCGTTTGAAACGATTGCTTGCAAGCCATTAATCTGATTGCTTGATGTGCCGTCAGAATACATGTCGCTAGAAAGATTATTTTTAAAGGTACGCATTGCATTAGTAAGTCGAGACTTAGCTAGATTGATAATGCGTGAATCACCAGAGTTTATACGCAGTTCACGTCCAGATGCAGTCACATGTACTGCTGATTGCTTCCAGTTGTATTCTGCTGCTGATAAAACGTCGGAGGCTGAAACGTCAAGAGAGTCATATCCAGAATAGCGTTGATATGTGCTATTTTCTGCATAGTCTAATTCTGCAACGATTGTTAGCCCACCATCTTCAACACGTTTGCGACCTTTTTCAGACATTCTGGCCATAAGCGCGTTGTTGTTAGTGACATTATCAGCAAACTCCTTTTTATGTTTACGAAAAGTGGTTGTTACCAGTTCCGTAAAGGTACTATTAGGACTTGCCATTTTTTATTTCTCCTTCGTCTCACGACGATAGATTAGTTAGTTTATTCAGAATCTCTATTTTTTATATCATTAAGAGCGTCTTTGAGAGTGTCGTTAAGATTGCCTGTAGGCTTAACTGGTTTTCCTTCGTAAGAGCCTTTAGCTTGTAAATTTATTTTATTAGCTTTTTTTGCTTTTACTGTTTTTTGCCTAACCGTTTCCTGACGTATCGTTTCTTTACTTGCTGACTGTTCTGCCAACAACATTTGACGTATTTCAGGTGTTTGCCACACTGCATTTTCATATGCGGTGTCTAAGGTTATATTCCTTCCGGCTCTCTCATTACTTTCTATAATGTCAGCCATTTGTTCCCGTACAATGTCAAAATGCGGGTACGCTAGCTCTCCATTATTTTCTGTCGCATTGCGAAATGCGTTTATATCTGTTTGAGCTTGAGACGATTCAAACTGTTGTGCTTGTTGATCTCGTTGACTCAAATTTTGTTTTAATAACTGTATTTCCTGCTGAAGCGGTTGCAAATGATTTTGCAATTGAGCTTGGTCAGGATCAATACCGTTTTGAAACACTTCCATATCTGCGCCGTACTGTTGAGCAACTTGCAGCAATAGTTGTGATTTTTGTACTGGGTCGCTAGTTTTTAACCTGTAAAAAGTATCTAAAACTGACCCGATAGTTTGTTGCGGCGTTGAACCGGCAGCAGCTATCATCGGCATGTATGGTTGAATTGTTTTTTCTACAGCACTACCATAATCCGCTAGTTGTTTGTATTGAGTTATGCCCCGTCCAATATCTTCTTCTCTTTTTAAGATTTCTTCACGAATAGTCGGGTCTACTTTTTCCCATTTTAATTTTGCATCTGTGCGCCAAGTTGATGGTGGACGCTCAAGACGTGGGTCAATTGGTTCAATTTGTTCTTCTTGTATTTGTTCTTGTTGTGTTTCTGAAGCAACTTCTATTGTTTCTTCTGGTATTTCTGCGGTTATTTCTTCTTCGCTACTTTCTTCTTCACTACTTTCTTCTTCGTTACTGTCTTCGCTGGAGAATCTTCCTTTTTCATCTCGGCTTCGTACGCTTCCCTCTTTGCCGCTTTCTCCGCTCTCTCTTTCTGGCTCTGACTCATGCCCATCTTCATATTCCTCCGGTTGATCTTCTTTTATATTAGCTAATGTTTCAGCCATCGATTCTTCTAAATTTTCTGCTAAATTGTCGTCAGACATTTTAAATACTCCTGCTTGGCGCTTACCTTTTAGGTGTTGCGCGTTGGGATAGTGCTACGTCGTCACGACGTTGCGATTAATTAATATTTTGGACGTTTATTCTTTGCTGGTGCTTTTTGCTTTTTATTTTTCACAAGATACCCCCTTTATTTGAATCGTAATGCTCGAATCATAGCTTGTTTATTTTTTGAAAAATCTCCAAAATGAAATAGCTTAACACTATTTTTATCATGTTTTTCTCCAGAATGTAAAGTTCCATCATCCATTTTGTGCATAGGACCTTTATGGACAGAACCATCTTTTGTGTAATGATTTACGCCTTTCATAAATTATTTCCTATTTTTTATTAAATATTTCACAATTTCTTATCAATTAAAAGTATACTTAGACGCTAGTTAATTAAAACTTTAAATGGGAGTATTATTATGCCTTGGAAAACGATTCACGGCTCTTTGCGTTTGCATTACGGTGAGTACACCGAAGAAGATATAGCATGTATTACTAAGACTGCTTGTGGCGCGCCTCAAGTTGCTATGCGTCATCCAGCCCACCCTGCGCCTCTGTCTCAAGATAAAGACCAATTACGCCAGCAACAACAGCAGGAAGAACAGCCCCATCATCAAGCGCCTTCTGAAGGGCTTTAAGACCGCCTTCAGCAATGTATTTTCGCATATTTTGAATGTCTTGTCGTATTGCTTGTCCTGTCTTTTTAGCCCATGCAATATCTCTATCGATGTTGGCTAATGCTTTACGCCTAAGCCCTTTGCTTTTATCTAACATAGCATAGATGCTTGGGTTTTTTTGCAACTCCGCCAATAATTTGCGTACAACTTCTCCTTTACCCGGGTTTGACCAATCGTATTGATTATATACCGACAAAATATCTTCGGCTGAAATGTTAACTTTTGGAAATATTTTTTTAATTTTTTTGCCTAAAGCGCTTTCTAACTCAGCGTTTAAACTGCTACCTGTTCGGGCTGCGCCAATTTTTGAATATTGATTATTAATCATATTAACGCCGTCACCAGTATCTGATGGATAAAAGCCGTACTTATCACCAAGGTCTGCCAGCGATTTCATTTGTTCTTGGGTAACATTTTTAGCGTCAATATTAACCCCGGGAAAATTAGGATTGGTGTTGCCTACTATTACTTTGTTTGCTGCCGATGCGCTTTGAGCGTCAACTGCTCCTCGCAAGTTTTCAACAGCGCTAACCGTTTCCAATGAGTTGGGGTTAATAGTCCTTTCCCCTAATTGTCCGTCCAATGCAACTAATGGTCTAGCTACCTTGCCCTCGTTATATTGCATCTCACCACCATCAACACGAAATGCGCCCATCATATTAGTAGTTGGCAATGTTGCTACGCCAATATCTGAATAAAGCAAATCGTTGCCTAATGAATTTTTCCAATTGGCTTCATTTTCAAATTTAGACCTTTGATCAAAAGGTAAGTCCGCTATACCAACCAAATTTCCTGTATCAACGCCGGGTGTTTGTTCGTAAGTAGCGTTCAGTACAAATTCATCCTGCGGTGTTCGTGGCGCTGTTTTAGTAGTAGTGCCGTATTTATCATCCAAAAGTTTAATTAATGACGCTTTTTCTTGTATTGGCGTCCAGCCATTTGACTCCCATAATTCTTTTTCCTTAAACCACATAAGTGCTTGAAGATCGTCTGGGTTTATATTTAGTTCTTTTGCTGCTTTTGAAAAAGCATCGCTTGCAATGCCATAAGGGCCAGTTATATCTGGTTTAACAACGTTTTTCCATGCACCCCTACCTGTTTCTCCGGGAACACCTATTTGCCCTTCTACTTTATTTAATTCCGGTATTAATCTGCGGTCACCATTTAACCTAACAGCGGTTCTGCCAGCCCAAACATCTATTGTTGCGGCATGGCCAGAAGCAATAAGATTTTTAGCAAAATTACGCATTTTTGGGGCTTGTTTTGGCTCAAGTTTATCAAACGCATCCTTCAATACTTTTAACCCATTTACACCATTCATCCCGTATTTTTTGCCATTAATTCTAAGTGGTATTAATTCTTCGGGTAATTCGGCCCATTTTCCGCCACTGGCTAAATATTTGTCTACCCCCTTTAAAATATCGTCAAAATCTCCGTTTATGGCTCGATGAAAAAAATCATCTGCATATTTAAATTGTTGGGATAGTTCTGTGTTTGGTGACATTCCAGCCTGTATTTCTGCGTATTTTTTTGCTTCGCCAGTTTCAGGAAAAAGTTCTTTCATTTTTTTAGCAACATCAGAATACCAATTAATTTGCTGTAATTGGAACGCGGCATTTTGATTGCCTGATTTTGCTTTTACTACTATTTCATTTGCTTCTTTGACTAAATTTTTAGATATTTTGTTAACTACTTTCTTGCGTGTACTAGGCGTATGCGCTTTACCTGATGGGTTGCCTAGCATAGGTTTTGATTTATAATTTGGAACTATCTCGCCAGATTCTGTGCGCTTTAAACTAACTATTCGAAAATCTTCCCAACCATCTTTGGGCGAATGAGTTTTTCGGTAATTTTTAACGTTAGTTATTAATCTTTTCATCTCATCATTAGTAACATTTAAACGTTTTTTTTCTTTTTTTACACCATTTCTTTTAACTATAGGATTTGGACCTACAAAAAATTCTGATGCTGTATTTATTATTGCATTTTCTTTTTCTGTAATTTTGGCTGTTCTTTTTGGTGTTTTAGGTATTGACGGATAAACAAAACCTTCAGAAAAAGGAAAATTTGTATTTTCTATACTTGATGGAAGATCATTTTCTAAAGGTAAATTAGGATTATTTTCAAGGCCTGCTATTGCCCCAGATTGTCCAAAATTACTCGGCACACTAGATGCGTTTAGATTGTCAGGGTTAAGAAATCTATTTGCGCTTTTTAAAACTCCCGCGCCGCCAAATAATTCAGCGCCCATTATTGGAACTGCTTTGACTACTTCTCTAGGTATGCCTGTCCAATTTTCAACACCAACGGCTGCGTCGTCAACAAACCTCATAGCTGCATTTGCTGTAGGTTCAATATTACGCAATTTCTCTGCTAATACTTTGCTTCTCGGTTGATATCCTAAAGCACGAACTTTATCAATATTGTTTACTGCATTATCAACGTCTCCATTTACTAAGCCTAAAAGACCAGATAAACCAGCAGCTGGTTCAAGGGCTACACTGCTTCCCAATGCTAATACGCCTTCACCTAAACCTATTGCGCTATCAACTATTTGCTCAGAGTTTGGAAACATTCTTTGCCCGCCAGTTTCCATGTTGCCTGTAAAACGATTAAAAAATCGCCCAAACGTCATTTCACCGTCTCTGTTTACAGGTGCAGTGTTTTCCCATTGAGTGTTGTTTCGATTGTAATTTCTAGCCATTATTTAACACTGTCCAATGCTGCGTTATGTTTGTTTACTATGTCGTCTATGGGGTCTACAATATCTATTAAGTTGTCATCGAACATGACGTAATTTCTTGTTCCTTCCCCTGCGCCTCTACTCATACCGTCATAGTATTTCAGACCCGGGATGCCTTGTTCTTTCAAAAACGATGATCCTTCTACCGTTCCGGGGTTTCTTGTTGCGCTATCAAAAGGCGGTTTTTGCATCCTTTGCGAAATAATGGTGTATATATCAGAACCTCGCGCCTCCCTCATTCCTGATGGCGTTGTTGTAATATTGTAATATTTTGCTAGATCCTGAACCTTCTTAGGTTGCTGACTCAAAGGCGCATCCCAATCCAATAAATCTTCTGGGTTTACATTTAGGTTTACGTTGTAGAGGTTGCTATTCTTTTTCGGTATTCCTTGTATTTCATTAATCTTTGTTAAATCGTTTATTTGCCGATCAAGATTAACTGTAGAATCTACCGCACTCCGCGCTCTCGCTGACTTTAGATTGTCAGCCGCAAGTTGTTTAGCTTTTATTAAATTCCCATCAGTCCTGTCAAGTAAGTTAGATATATCCGGGGCTATTTCTTTTCCGTCGAGATGCCATCTAGATTGTGTGGCGAAAGTATCCGCATATTGTTTAGCCACATCCTCAGACTCAGCAAAATACAACCCATGACCATAGGCTTGCGCTCCTTCACCTGTTCCGATTTTATCCATTGAGAACTTGTCTACTTTGTGAGGTGTTCCGTGAAAGGCTTTAATTGATGAAGCCGCCGGAATAAAAGGTAATGCTCCTAATGCGCTTAAACCAAAGTTTAGCGGTGTTCTT